ATGGTCTATAATTACATACTTACAGTCTAAACCTTTAGCTAAGAATCTAACCCTTGATACTATATTGTCAATAGAGTTAGAACCAAAATGGTCGAACATAAATACTCTACCAGTACCAACTGTCTTATCAAAATAAGTTTTCATTTCTTCTTTACTTAGATGTACATCTGGTAAATGTAATCTTTGATTAGCTTCTATACTCATCAAACCTTTTGAAGTAATGACTGGTGTTTCTTCTAGCATAAGCAACCCAATATTATCTTGAGTTGTTTTAATTATATGATGTACTATCTCTCTCATAACTTGAGTCTTACCTAATCCACTTCCTGCAGTAAAGGTTACTAACTCTGAAGGTCTAATACCATAAGTTATTTTATTTAATTCTTCAAATGGATATTGTACAAATGATTTAACTGTTGGTTTAGTTATCTCATCAAATAAAGTATTAGCATTTATTATTCCATCTGGTGCAAAGACTTTTGCATCCCAGAAAGCTTTAACATATGTTTGTATTTTATTTTTACTTAAACAATCAGAAGCATCTTTGAAGTCATTAGGTAAATGCATTATCTTACATTTTCCTGGGCTAAATAATTCAGCTACTTTTAATGCTCCCTCTTTTCCTTGTTCATCATTGTCAAAGTTTACAATTACATTATCAAATTGTTCTAACCAATCTAAACTATTCTTTATATCTTTAATTGCAGAAGTTATTCCATTCTTAATACTTACTACTGGTGTTTCATACTTATCTGTCTTAAACATTTGATAAGCTGATAGAGCATCCAGTTCTCCTTCAGTTATTATACAATATTTATTTTTACTAAATAAATGTTCACCAAACAATCCAGAATATTTTGTATTACCTTGTATACTAAATTCTTTTAGTTTAGTAAACCTAGTTTTAGTTCCTATCTTTGCTCCTTGTTTATCATGATAAGGATAATAATGATTAGTTATATTACCCATACTATCAATCTTAACAGTCACTCCATACTTCTTACAAGTATCTGCTTTGATATTTCTATCTACTATTTCTGCAAAGTCTGATTGTCCTACAAAATCTTTTTTCTCATGGTCTCTGTTAATTATTGTAGGTTCTTGTTCTAAATTATATTCTCTTATGTATTCTTGACATGAGAAACAGTAAGCTGAGTTATCAGCATTAACAGAAACTGCATCACTACTACTACATAATGGACAAGGTAAGTGATACTTTACAAAGCCATTTTTGTTTTGTTCATTCATTTGCACCCTCATAAATTCCTTTCAAATAAAAAAGGACTGCCGACCAACTACAAGCCGACAGTCCTAGGAGTAGAAAAATGACAGCCATAATTTCTTATGACTGACTGACTATACTAAAATTCTTTAATGTTGTCAACACTTCCATTAGAAGTATTTCCTGATTCAACACTAAAGTCTTCTTTAGGTGTGTACTCAATTAAGTCTAGCACTTGGACAGCTTGTAAATCTAACCCTACACCCTTCTTTCCTTTGAAGTTCCATTCGTAAGGTTTGTACATTACTTTAACTCTACTGCCATTACCGACAATTTTATCTAAAGGTTTTTTATCAGCATCCACTAATTGTGGTTGTTGGTTTTTATCACCATTAGCTTTTTGTACTTTTCTTTTAAACCTAATTATATTAGGTATTGTTTTTTCATCAACAGTTGTTTCTGCTACTGAAATCCCTTGACCTTTAAAGTCCTCTGCAGATTTTGAATCAACTGCTAAATCAATTCTCCACATAGGTTCAAACTTTTCGTTTGGTCGTGTCAGAGAAGCCCAGTAAGCTGTGCCTTCAATTATCGCCATATGTATTTCCTTTTTTGTTTATTATTAATTTATCATTTTTCATAGATATCTTTTACCACATCAGTACCCTCCTTGTCAACACTTTCAGAGTCTTTATTTTCTTCAATGTTTTCAAGGACTTCTGTAATTTTTTCATCTATTACTCTTTTGATTGTTTGTTTTTTGTTGAGTTTCTTCTCAAGTTCTGCAATCTTTTTACCTGCCGATTGCACATCTTGATTAGCTTGTTCAAGCTGTATCAAAATTTTTTTAATACGAGAATCTTTTTCTTCTATAGTATCATTTAATTCTTTTTTATCTTTAGTTAAATCTGTTATTGTTTGTTTATATTCTCTTAGTAAATCTTTATCACTCATTTAAATTTTCGCACCCCTTCTTTTATCGTCATCTTATTTATTCTTTTTATACCATCACCTGATTTAGTTAATCTTATCCAATTAACTTTAGTATCTTCAGGTAATATTTTTAAAAAGTTTTCTGCTGTCCATTTGTATATTTCTTTTATCTTTCCATTGTGAGTATTGATTGTATCTATATGCCATACATTATTACCACTATCCCAATCAAATCTTTCTACAATACCAGTACTCTTAAATCTTTTTTCAGCTTCATTACTTAGAAAAGCCCAGTTAGTAAATGCATATGCAACACCAGTAGTATCATATTTAAATAAATGATACTGGTCTAATGCTATACTTGGTATTAAATAATCAGCTAATTCTTTTGTTGTCATATGTTTCCATATCGGCTGGTCTTTATATAACCTTATAGCTTCTTCTAAGTCTTCTCTTTTATTCATAACTATTTAAAAGTACCTACTATCATATGAAATAATATATAACCCATATAAAATAATAAACAATAACCAATTATCTTTTCGTATATACTAAACATTAAAAGTCTAATCCTTTTGTCACAACTTGTTTAACTAAATTAACTATTAGTCTATGTTCTTTTATTGGTTGTGATTTTTTTGCACACCCAGTTAATAATATAAATGTAATACTTATTAACATTAAGAACATAATTAAGTTTTTAAATATCATCATAATTTAAAATAAACCTTTTTTCAATTGACTTATATGAATATAATCTTCTTTGTTATCTAACTTATTATAACAATCTTCACATATTTTTTTATTTCTATCTTGTTTATGTACTTGTTTCATCATTCCTCTTTGTTGAGACTTACCACATACATGACATAAATCTTGAAAATTATATCCACCATCCATCATTCCCATGATTATAATTTATAACACTCCTCATTAAATAATTCTTTAATAGGAATAACAACACACTTACTTGCTCTGTAATCTCCTATGTTTTTTGTATGAGTCTTTTTATATTTGTTTACTATCTTCTTTAATCTTGATACTCTAAACACTAACATACAATGTTCATTGTTATCTAACTCAAGAACATGAAACCACCATTTAGATTCTGTTTTAAATATTCCACTTGGTTTATCTCTGTATTCATATTCTATTGCTATGTTGCCAGTCTTTCGCCACCAACTTCTTTCTGTTTTTATTTCTATCTTACTACCCTTTAGCAAGTTCTCTATTCTCTTTTCTCTTATCTGTCCATACTCTAAATCTAAATCAAACTTTGTATTCTTAGGCATAATAATTCTTTGTTGTTGGGTCTTCATGAAAACTACAAATGTAATGCGTAAGAAACTTATTTAAATTTTTACCTCTAAATAATTTCTTTGCGTTAGCTTCTTTAAGTTGTTTGTATTTTCTGATTATAAAGGAAGGGTCTAAGTTTGCATAATCGCAAATTAAACAGAAGTGATGGTCGTTGATTGAAAACCATTCGTCAGCTTCTTTAATTATAACATCTCTTGCATTTCCCCATGCGTGAATATCAACATCAAGTCCATCCATGATTGCTCTAACTATAACACAGCGATATAATAATACCTCTGATGTTATTGCTGAACCTTCACCTTGACCTGCGTTTATTCCTAAAGGGGTATCTCTATTCAATATCATTTATCATTTTATTAAACACCTTATCTATGAGTTTTTGTTTCTTATTCTTTACAATCTTTGACTGATACTGCTTTCGCTTCAGAAGATAAGCCATTGGATTTCTCAACTTTTTCTTTGTATGTTTTTTCATCTATCTCTTCTATCGTATGTCTAGTCTTCTTAACCTCTCTTGAGATTATGTTTGAATAAGGACTCCATTTTATTTTTTGTAAATCTTCTAATGTAGTTCCTGAATTGTGATAATCTTCTATACATACATCTACATTAACCCAAGATTTTTTCAAAAAATATTTATTGCTCATAGAAATGTCCTCTAAAATGTTTATTGTTTTGTGAATTGCTGTCTTAATCTGTGACAGTTCTTCTATTATACAGATAAACATTTGCCAAGTGAACATTAAATAAAAATATTTTTTATCTAATAATATCAATGGTTTAGAGGGCATTTGTCTAATCCTTTCACCTATAAGTTGTATTATTAATTATGCTGGTTGATGTCCACATTCTAAAAATATCTTCCAGTTTTTTCTATCTATAAAATTACATAAATCAAACTTCATCATTGCATTTTCATAGTTATCAGCATTTATAAATAAATGTAAATCA